CGCGGTCTCAATAGCCTCAACATTGACAACCATTTGATCAGCACCAAAGCCCATTGAATAACCAACAACTTCAAATACTTTTGCAGTATATCCAAGTCGAGCATAGCTAATTGTTATATTGTCACCAACCTTAAATTTAAGTGCATTTAGGTTGCATGGGATAGTAATAGCTTCTTGTTGCCTGGATCGTAACAGAGCAAGTTTTGCTATTCTTTGAGCGCGGATGTTATTCACGGTATATGGTAGAGGCATATCTAAGTAAATAGGATCGCCATCTTGCGCTGCAAATGTGCTAGATATTTGCGCAGGATAATCAGCTAATATGTAATTGTCTTCTTCAGATAGAAATACCCCTTTGACACCGTTAAAAGCGTTACGCCTTGATTGTTTGGTCTGTACACTAATTTCACCGACAATCATTGACTCATCTATTGTAACTGTCGGGGCTACGTATGCTCCCGCGTGTATCTCAAACTTACCGCCTGAAAATACAAGTCGGCCAATCATAGCGCCTGTCATATTCTCTATATTAGCTTTTATAGAATTACCAGTATCTACTACACCATCCATTGTGTATCTAGGTTGATCCCCACCTGCGCTTAAATCTACAGGTTGATTACAAATATCCTTTGCAGCATTAACGCTAGAAGTAAGTATATTTGATGCACTCTCACCTAGACCATACTGTGTATCACGCAGATAATCGTATATACAAAGAGCAGGGTTTTGCGACCACGCAGTTGTACTTGTTTCTGGATCAAGTACTTTTTTACCACGAACAATAGTCGATATATTCGGCAAGCCTTGAGAAAATACTTCTTGATCGTACTCAAGCCTAACAACCATGTAAGCAGTGCCTAATAGCTTATGATCGTTTGTCCATTTATTATCAGATGCGTTTACTAAGTTATCTGTTCTTGGAGATACTGTTGTATTGTCTGCTGAATTTTGATCACCTTTAAAAAAGCCTATCTCAACTTTCCCACTGTATGATCCGTAATAAGAACCGTTTTGCCATACTAACTTATCGTTAAAATATACTTTTTCATACGCATCTATTTCATGACCTGCAACAGCAATGACAAGCCACAGATATTTATTATCATCACCAGTAGATTCCAAGTAGACAACATTGCCACCAATGCGCGCACGACCATAAACAATCTTACGAGAATGAGCTGGTTCCCTGGTCATTACTGATTGACCATTCATTTGAGAACCTAAGTCTGGCTTAGGCGTTAACGCCCTTGCAACTAAACTTAATCCAGCACTAATCGCGAATGCAGACCACGAAAATACAGTACCAGCAATTCCGATAGCGGCTGTAAATCCAGAAATTACTCCTGCAAGTATTGCTGTTGCCATTTTATTTACCTAAAAAACACTTATGATAAACTCGCTCAATAAGGTTAAATCCCATGCGAATCATTAAACTATCAAATGGAAACTCTGTCTTCATATTTAACGTCATCAAAGAAACACCAATATTACGACAATGTTCTTCAGCAAACTTAATTAAATCTGATCCAGTTTTACCTTTTCTATATTCTGGCTTAACATAAATAACATCAGTTGCCGCAAAAGTATGTTCTTTGTGATGAATACTTTTCGATATCATAACTACGCAATAACCAATCAACTCATTATCTTGTCTAGCTGTAAATATATGCAATATGCCAGCGGCATCCAATAAAGCATATTCTTTCCAATCTGGATTAAGCAAAATAGTGTCTTGATTTGGTTCCGTTTCTGCCCAATGAGTATCTAATAAAGGCATCATGTCTTGCTTTACGTTAGCTAGACATTCGTGCGCTATGATCATGCCGCAGTCCAATCACCGTTATTACCTACTCCTCCTCGGTTTCCTGATGATCCTGTAGAGCCACCTGATGCAGAGCTTGTCGGACGACCCCACAAAATCTCTTTTTCTACAATAGATGCAACAAATTCAAAGCCCTTATCCGTGGGATAGTCTATCTTTTGATCCTCTGCCGTGTATCGTCTAACTCTTGTTCTCTCAAATGCAATCAACTTATTTTCAGCAGACACGGTAATCGTGGAATACTCACCACTTTCAGCAATAATCATAGTATCCATAAAGCCGCTAAATATAATCGCAGGATCAGCTATCAAAGATCCAGTATCATCAAACGCCCCAAGACGTACAGTGATAGGACGACCCTGGTATTCATGCGTCAGCGCAACATCAAGAAACTGATCCTTAATCCCTGTCAAACTAACACTAATACCTTTGGCAGATATGTCTGAAGTTTCCTCTACGGGACTTATAGATAGCAAATCACCTAATCCTGTATATGAAACACTCTCAAACGTCAAATCTCCTAATCCTGTCCAGATATTTAAATTACTGGTTGTTTCGCCAGAATCAAAATTCATACTTACCAAATAGATAGGTCGAACGACATCAGCAACAAGTGCGTTGCTCATTGCAGTAGTTAGTGTTCTACTCATAGTGCTTCAACACAAGCAAAGGTAAAGCCGTAAATGCTTGCCTCGTTAATAGACCAGCCTATATCGTTTGATGACATACGCCATAGACTCTTAGGTAAGTTATATTTAACTGGTAAAGATCCAGTTACAGCAGACCGCAAAGGTGGCTGAAAGTTAAGTGTCGCTTCGTTGGCAACTTTAGTCTCAGTAACGATGTAAAGGAAGCTGTTAAGCTCAAAGTAAGTGCCTGCTTCAACTCGATCTGATGCACCTGATGACAATTCAAAAGTTTCTGCTCTTATAGCGGCACTACTGACAGCACCATTCGAAAGAGTGCTTGTGTGTAAAGGATTACCAAAAGTAAAAGTACCTTCTCTTCCTTTAAGACCAACAATAAATGCTTCAACTTCTCGCGCCTGCACGTGATCTAGTGGCGGAAAGGATACTTCAGCTTCCCATCGCGCACCCTGGTGAACATTGACTTGTGTATCCAAAGTAAACGGTGACTCAGAAACAGAAACAACTCTGCGGAGTCTCATCGACATATTCTGGATGCCTGTTGAGGGAAAGGATAAAGGCATTTATTACGCTCCCGCCATTGCTTTAGAGAAGTTACCACCACGCAATCTAGCATCTGCTACAGCGCCTTTAGCGGCTTGAGCTATCTGTGGCATCAATTGAACGATCTCAGCTCTAACAGTCTGCTGCACACCTGTAGTGACGTTTATAGTTTGCTGAACAATTATACCGTTTGATTGTCCTTTTGTGTGATCTATAACAGTTTCGTTTGGATGCAGTATCGCAGCAAAGCCTCCCTTGCCATCTACACCGCCAGACCTAGGACCACGTCCAGTAAAACCACCACCGTCCAGGCTGACTGGATTAGAGCTGCTTGTTGATGTACTTGATATTGGACCGAATGATTCAACAAATACGTTAAATAATTTATCGACAATTAACTTTTGTACAGCAATTCTGATTAAACTATCGACTACACTCTTAGCCACTTTCTTCATAGAATCTGCAAAATTCTCAGCGCCACTTATAGCATCTACAAATCCATCACCAAACTCATCAAACATAGGTTTATACGATTTCTTAAACTCATCTATTGCTTTTTCTTGATCCTTCATTCCAGCAGCATCATTATCTAACGCCTTAATATCAGCAAGATACTTTTCTCTTAGCTTCAACATTATGTTATTTTTTTCTGTCTCGTCTTTTATTCCTTTATCGATTAAAGACAAATCATCTTGATAGTTTTTATCAAGCAAAGCTCTCTCTGAAAGCAAGCTTGTTTTAAGAGCATCTATCCGTGCCTCTAACGCTTTCTTTTCTCTTGCATCTTTTGCATCTTTTTTAGCAAACTCCTTGTCAAAGAAGCTAGCTAACGCTTCCTCAAGATCTTCTAGCGCTTTTTTCTCATCTTTATATGCTTGCGCTGATTCCTCTGTGGCTTTTATAGCAGCTTCTCTTTTTATTACCTCTTGCTCCAAAAGAGCTAATGTAATAGTTTTTTGTATTGCCGCATCTTTTTCAGTTTGCGACATTTTGCTATTTTGTATGTTATATATTTCTATCGCACGAGCGCCAAGACCAAAAGTGTTAATTTCGTCTTGTAATTTTTTATCCATTCTTTCAAACGCATCAGAGCTGTCATCGGTTTTCTTAGTAAGTCTATCTATTTCAGCGTTAGCTAAAACAATTATGTCTCGCTGGTTATCTATTTCATCACTAGCTTTTTGAATTGTTTTTGCATGTGTAGCTGCTCCAAGTTCAGCAGATGCAAATATGGTACTTTGATGAGCTATTTCATCGTTAGCATCTTTGATTGCTTCTCTTAACTTTTCTATCCTATTGGTTGCAACTGCGCGAGCTACGCGCTTTAAGCTATCACTTAATTCATCGTATTTATCAACTAAACTTTCGGTACTATCTTCTAACTCTTTTACTACTTTAGAAGCTCCTATCATTCCAGAAGCAAATGTTGTTGCAAGAGCAGCACCTACGGCTAAGATAGCACCAATGATAGCTCCTCTTTGACCAAATAAAGAGGCAATCTGACCACCCTGCTGCCCGAATACAAGCATAGCGTTTTGGCCCATTTGAAGCTGTACTGCAACGTCCTGGATCTGATGTCCTACCTGACCTAAACC